TGGTGGCGATCAGATCGAGGGACTCGCGGTGCGCATCGTCCATCTCTCTCCAGTTTTGGCCTTGCTTGAAGCAATCCTTGAGCTGCTGTGCCATCGCTGCCGTACTGGCGTAAGAGCCATGCGTCTTTTCGCGTTCGTTCAGAATGTCAGTCATAGTTGCTCCTCAATTCTCCAGCAAGGCCGCAATAGCCGTGAGTGGTAGATCTGCTGCCAGTATTAGATGAAGAAGCCGTCGAGCTGCTGGGGCGTCACATCGCCGACGTGCTCTCACGCCTTGGCTTCAAGCGGGTGGTCGAGGAATAGCCTCCTCATACCAACACCGCACCGGGAAATGCCCCTCAGTCCATTCGTCGATGATCCTGCGCGGATAACCCTGCTCCACCATCCACGCGATGATGTCGTGGCGGCGGTCATCCGGCACGGGTTTTGGAAATCCGTATTTCCAACCTTGTGGCGGGTCTACTATCAAGGTGTCAGTCATCACTTCCCCTCCAACATGGCGCTTGCAAGTATTCTTGGCTCAGTTTCCTTGCCGTCTGCAATTAGTTTCAGCGCCGCCCGCAGCCGCTCAATCTCGTCAGCGGCCTCCCACCTGTAATCGTCTTTGCTCAGCGAACCTTGACGCAGCGTTTCAACAATATCGGTCATCCTCGCCCCCTTTCCAGATCCGCCTGGCGGCGGGCTTCCATGAGCTCTGCGTAGAGCCGCCGAATATGTGCGTCGGCCTCCCGCAGGTCGGCCATCAGCTGCTGCACCTGGATCGCCAGTGCGCGGTTCACTGCCTCGAGGGTGGGCTCGCGGGTCATGCTGCCTCCTCAGTCGCACAGATCAGCCCGCACTCGGCGTCGTGCTCGTCATCAACGTCTGCGAATAGGAACCCCTGCCGGTCTACCTGATCGAAGAGCTCGGCGTAGGAATGCTCGGTGATGAAGCGGGCGCCGCTGCCCGGCTTGACGCTGGCCTCCTGCGCCGCCCACCAGTCGGCCATGCCAGGGTTCTCGCGCATCAGCGCCTGCAGCTTGGCGCGACCTTTAAGGAAGCAGAGGTCACAGTTGCCCTCGTAGGGCTTTAGTTGCAGGTCGAACGGCTGCTGCGCCCAGAACGCCATCACGTCGCGCTTGGTAGCTTTGGCCTTCGACATCGGCATCACATTCCGCCAAGGCTGCTTGCCGCTGTCGTTTGCCGCCAGCGCCTTCAGAACGCGGTGGCCTTCGTCGTAGCGAAGGCCAATGACGTTCGTCCAATTACGCCACCCCATAGCCTGCTTGCAGAAGTCACGCATGACGCGGATTTTGAGTTCGGATGTGCAGAACCTTGTGACGCTGTTCGGAAGGTAATTCTTTTTTTTGATCAGGTCGGCAAACGGACGCCCGTCGCGCGATGCAGAATTGAACCCAACCTCCTCAAACCGCGTATCGCCCAGTCGGTACTCCAGCCAATAAACCTTGACGTTCCAATGCGTGGCGCAGTCGTGGACAAAGCGCAGGGTTTCCTCACGCTCCTTGCCAGTGTTGGCAAAGGTGACAACCACATCCTCCGGCAGAATGCCGCCGTGTGCGTCGAGGATGTGCTTCAACATGTAGCCGCTGGTGCGCCCACCCGAAAACGAGATGAGCGCCGGGCCGGTGATCAGATAGGGGTTTGCCATTACCGGGCCACCCGCCGCGCATAGGCTGCACCCGCTCGGGTGACCCGACGGAGAGCACTGACGCCTTGGTAGTGGCAAGCGGCAGCAATTCGATAATTACCTTTGGCCCCTCGATAACACATAGCTAGATGCCGCATTCCCCATTCGGTCTGGACCGCGCAGCTGGCTCGCCTGATCGATGGCCCTCTGTAGCCCATAGCGCGGGCCGTGGATGGCATGATCTGCAATGGCCCACTGGCACCGCTCTTGTTATGGCGATGGCACTGTAGCCCGCTCTCCGCCCTTCCTATACGCAGCGCCAGATCAACCGGCACGCGGTGCCGTTTGGCCGCGGCTGTTACCAGTGCGGTGGCGTCAGAGGCAGTGGCTGGAATCGTATTTGCAAAAATCAGGCTCATCGCAATAATGAGGTTTCTCATATTGTTTCTCCGTTCATTATTTGATACAATCCGAGCCGACCTTTATGGCACCGCTCGCAGTCATTGGGTCTCGGGGCGGCGGCGTCCTCCTTCGTCAGCCGCCCCATCCATTTTCAACAATTGCAATAATTTGTCGCTCGCGTCCATAGCACCATAACCTACGATGACTTGATGGCCTATGCTTTCCAAGTATTGAACCACCGCTTTTTGCTCTGGCGATAGCCTTCCACCTTTTTTCCGTTTCATTTCGATCCATATTCCCCATGCCGGGATAAATAGATCAGGGATTCCTGGGACCACGCCTTCTCGGTGAAGCCGCTTTGCAGTTGCAATATTGCGCTTGCCACCATTAGGTATGGCGAAAATCAGCACACGCGGCCATCTTGCTCTGAACCATTGCACAAAACCGATTTGTTCGGCGTGTTCAAAAGGGAGGGAATTGGTCACGTTTTTCGCAGCCTTCCTGCAATATTTTATCAGGCACAATATCGCGCCAATAAGTACAATATCGACCATCGTACAGGCTCATGCAATTTGCGCACGCATCAGAATAACGGTTCGAGGAGTTCTGCACGTTCTTCTGGTGTGAGATGCTTTCGTGGTGTGTAGTCGAGTTGAACGATCTCATAGAATTTATCATTTTTCTCGCTCGGCTTTACCTTGATTCTTTTTGGTCTATTCCAATGATCGCATTCTAACAATGCTTCCTCAGTAGTGTTGGCATTGGCACCAAGTGCTGGCTTGCGCTTGATGTAACGCTCGGCGGCATAACCACCGTGATCCGGGCAGAGCCACTCTGAAACCTTGATTAGACCGCAATAATAGGTCACGCGGATGCTATCTGGCTTTCCCTCCTTGTGCCAGCGGGAATAGCCTACATCAACAACTTCAGCCCATTCGGCTTGTACCTGGGTCGAGATCATGGCCCCACTATAGGCTCGATTTCCGTGGTTGAGAACAGGTGGCGGGAAAGCGTAACCGCAGACAACACAATTCCGCATTGCGGCATGTTGGATGGTCTGGCAGCTAGGGCATTCCTTGCATGGTGCTTCGCCATCTTCGGCCTTTCCTTTGATCTTCGGCTTCACCTTGTCAATGAATCCATGACGGATCACATTGTCGCCGTAATCCATCACAAGGCAATCAACCTTTCCGGGAGCAATGCGAGTGCCTCGTCCGACGATCTGGACGTATAATCCTGCGCTCTCGGTTGCTCGTACTATGCCGATCAGATCGACATGTGGCACATTGAAGCCCGTTGTCAGCACGTTGACGTTAATCAGACACTTGAATTCCCCGCGCCGGAACCGCTCGATCTTGTCGGTTCGCTCTGTCATGCTATCAGCCCCAGTCACGACATGGGATTCAATGCCGTGCGCTTGGAATTCATCGCGTAGCATATTGGCATGAACTACACCGCAAGCGAAGATCAGCCAAGCGCGGCGATCTGCACCATAAGCCACGATTTCGGCCACGGTTTCTTTTACCAGTTCTGGATCGGATGCCGCCTTGGCAAGCTCGCTTTCAATGAACTCTCCACCTCGATGACCGACCTCGGAGAGATCGATCTTGCGTGCGCCAGCCTTGCTAATAACTGGAGCCAGGAATCCTTGCTCCATGAGGTCAGCAACTGGAATGTCATAGGCTATGCCATCAAAGATGGCTCCTTCCCCCTTATGGAGCCAGCCGCTGTCAAGCCGATATGGCGTTGCCGTGAGGCCGACGATCTTCACGCCGGGATTCGCAATCTTGAGATCGGTGAGAAACTTGTTGTAGCGCGTACTATCCGTGCGCGGAATAAGATGGCATTCGTCTACGATCACAAGGTCAGGAGCCGGGACCATATCAAACGCACGCTTGTGAATCGATTGAATGCCAGCAAAGGTTATTGATCGGTCTAGTATCTTCTTCTTGAGGCTTGCACTGTAGAAACCTACATCGGCCTCTGGGTAAAGGTTAAGCAGTTCCGCTGCATTCTGTTCAAGAAGTTCCTTGACATGCGTCAGCATCAAGACGCGCGTTCCGGGAAACGACATTGCATCCTTGACCAGATGCGCGATGATGAGGCTCTTGCCTGATCCAGTCGGTGCGACGATCAATGGGTTGTCGCCTTTCTTGCTGGCCCAGTAATCATACAGGCCATCGATGGCGGAGCGTTGATAGGGGCGGAGGTCAAGCATTGGCGGCTTTATTATTATGCCATGTCCACAAAAACGCAGCGGCAATGACTGTCATCCACACCTTACCCAGCAGCTGCCCGCCCATGAACTCCAGCGAACCGAAGGCTAGCCACAGGAACGCCGCCGAGTCTGCAACAGCACCTACCACGCCGGAAGCTAGCACGGCCAGCGGCAAATTACGCTTCCGCAGCGGAGTGTAAACCGCGAGGTCCATCAACTCAGCGATGCCGAAGGCCACCGCCGAAGCGATTACCAGCGCAGGAGGGGCAACCAGGATTGACAGCACCACGCCTGCCGCAATGGCCGCGAATGCCCACCGGACGCCCAGCAACTGCTGCACCGCATCACGCAGCACCAGCGCCGCGCCAATCATCAGAACACCAGACGGGGCAGACAAGCCAAACCCTACCGGAACGAGGCACGGGCCGTTTGGAACGCAGAAAGTCCCGACATTGCCAATTAGCCAGTTAGCCAACGGGATGGTTGCGAGATAAGCAAGGAAGACTGCAATTCTCATGCGATGAGTTCCATTTGTTCTGGTTGGGTTTTCCATTTAATTGGACATTGCACGGCATCAATGACGCGAGCCATTGCCTCGGGGCAGGAGTTCGTGTCTTTGTAGTTTCGGGCCACGTTCACGCTATCAACGCTTGCAAATGGCCACCGCTTTCCAGCTACTGCCATGCCTCTAAGCATATGTATCCACGGAATCGGACCACGACGTCCAAGTTCGTTGAATGCCTCATCAGTTCGCCTGCACCATGCGTCAGACCCCACTTGCCAATAGGCACCGGATGAGCCGAAGCAGACCTTTGGAAACTCCTGTGCGAAGTCCAAAAGGGTTTCGAAAGGTTCAGCCATGTGCCACACAGGTGCGCCAAGTTCTTTGCGATGCGGCCACTCTTTCACCAGATGAGCGTTGTCTTCCACATCGCCGTCAATAACGTCAGGGATAACTGCCCAATGCGGATGACCAAGGCGGTTTTCAAGCCAGCGATAGTATCCTGTCCAATCCACGGCCTTGCCCTTGGTAAACAAGCTGAACGCGCCGTTGTCCCACATCACGCTTTGGCCGATCCGCAGGCAAATATCAGCATCTGCGGGATTAGCATATGAAACGCAAAAATTCTTTCCAGCCATGAGCCACAACTGGTCACGCGGCGTCAGTGGCGTGCCATGGTAATGGACTGTCACTTCCCCATCCTCCCCTTGTGATTCCGCACCACTTCGCCTTCCTCGGTCACATACTCAACCCAATCCTCGCCAGTATCATGTATCGGCAACTTCACGAGGTCAGGAATATAGATATGATCGCCGCAACCCGTGTATTGCTCGATCTCGTCCAGCGTTTTCTTGTGCCTGGCGCATGACCAGCTCCCATCTTTTTCTGCGGTGGAAAATGCGCAAGTGCGGCAATTCAATTCTGGCATTTGGTCACCGTGGCAGATTGAATGATATGAGCAAAACTTGCACTCGAACCAAGCCGGATCATTATTCAGTTTCAATGGCGGCTTATTGGCAAAGATAACCTTGTCGGCTTTTGCGAGCAGTCCCTCCGCATATGCCTTGTCGGGGCGAATCCGTTCCGCATAAATCTCATCGTTATTCTTATTGACCGCAATGAACAGGCATCGTTCCATCCCGCTCAAATGCAAGCCGATCTGGCACTGCGCCCAATAGACCGGCTTCGCCTTTTCAAGGCCAAGATTGGTCAAGGTCTTGAAGTTCTTTTCATTCATGGTCTTTACTTCAAGCGTGTGAGGCTTTGTGCTTTCCGGCAATCCTTCAAGCACACCGTCGAGGCTCAAGGCAAAATGCCCACCGTGTGCCGCAAAGCGCGGCTGCATTCCAGTCTCAGGGTCTCGCTCCCAGACTGTGCAACCGGCAGCGCGAAGGTTCTGGATCACTCGCACTTCTTCGCGGTCGCCAGTCTCAAATAATCGCAAGATTCGGCCTTCGTGCAATTCTCGCCATGTCCATCGAAACTGATACCACAAAGACCTGGAGCAGGAATTACCGATCTGGCTTCCTCCAAGATGCGGCCTATGAGGTTGCTTGCGGCGGTCTTCATAGGATTTATAGATCGCCTTGACGATTGCCGGTGTCATGTCGAGTTTCATTTATTCCTCCAGCACATCCATTATAAGTTGTTTATGATAGCCGGTCTCCAACTTGATGCGAGCGTAATCCCAGCCAGCTGCTTTCATGCGGCGAATCTCTTCTATCTTGATGGCCGATTTTTTCTTGAATGCTTCAAGTGATCGACGCCGCTTCATGCGCTTCACATAATCAGTCAATGTCGATACCGGAGCCTGGAATATATCAGCGATCATCGGCCATGACATTTTATCTTCTCGCATCTCCAGAATCAGATCATAACTTTCATCTGACCATTTGATCGAGCTTTCCGATTTCACAACAGCCGCAAATGGTGCGTTGTTTTTGAATGATGGCACCCAATCGTTTTCAACGAATTTACGGTGTATTTTCCCTTCCTGATCAAAAAACCAGAAATTGCCATCCAGTGCTTGCTTGATTTTTGCTTCTGTCCACATGGTTCCCTCGTTGAAAAATAAGGGGCGAGCCTAAACCCGCCCCCTCGTTTATATTACCGCTTCCAAGGTGGGACTGTTGCGCTTGCTTGCGGTGGCGCGGCTGCGGCTGCACTTTCGCAGGGTTCATATCCGCTTACCCTGTTCTGTGCTCCGTATTGTTCGGTGTTCTCGACCTTCACCGTCACCATCAATGGCTTGTTGTGAAGGTCGCTCGATTCCTGGGGCAGCATCACACCAACCGACCGGCAGATCGCAGAGAGTGTGCGTTCTGCGATCTCCATCGCGGTCTTGCTTGGATTGTTGATGTTGAGCTGGTCAAACACCATAGCCCCCTGATGCGGCCCCTCGATCACCTGCAGCGTCAGTTTCAGCATCGAGCCGGTCATGGCCTTGTTAGGTTTCTCCTCGCTTGCAGTGATGACTGCCTTATACTTGCCCGCGGGGAGCGTTGTACGTGGTGCTGACGGCTCGATAGCAGCAGCGTTAAATCCAGAAAGTTTCATGTCAGTTCTCCTGTTGTTATTTGGAAACGAATGCTTCGAACGGGTTGCCACCGTCGAAGGTAAATGCAATGGGTTTGTCAATGCCGAAGCGGTTTTTTGTGACGGATGCAGCTTGCGGGTGACAGATTATCTCCCGCTCGCCGGTCGAGATCGCACGTTTCTTGTCGCCCGTCCCGCTGGTGTAGGTTTTAAGCCTGATCAGGCCGACCAGATCGCAATTGTCGGTATAGTGAGGAATCGACCGCTTGTGCATGCGAATCGTATACCGTGCATAGGGATCATAGTCTGGCAAGTCCAAGGTCTCCGTATCGGCGTGACCGATGAAGACGATGTTCATGCCTTTGTCATAGGCCAAGGCACCCGCCCATTCACGGATCAATCGGTGACGTTCGGCAGCGGTATTGTATCCCGCCCCGTAGCCACCACCGGCTTGATTGATGCTCTTTGCCTTTGCATCAGCGGCGACGATCTCGGATTCGATCATCGTCGCAAGTTGTGTGATGGAATCAACCACGAGCGTCTTGAAGTCGTGCTTCTGAGTTGCCAGCGCCTCGATGGCTTCAAGCACGTCTTGGCTCTTCGTCGCCAGAGGAAACAACGATACATCGTCATTGCCAACCAAGCTGGTCGTGCCGTCCTCCGTGCGGATGAACACCGGCTTCGGCATCATTGCAGCCAGCGTGGTTTTGCCCATGCCGCCTTCGCCGAACAGCGTCATGATGACAGGCCGCTGGCCTTGTGGCTTGGACAAATTCTTCAGATCAATCGCCATCTACTTCCTCCATCGTTATGCGTGACATTTTAAGTTCGCGCATTGCCGAGCGAACATTTTCTTTTGCCAATCGCAAATAAATGTTGCGATTGTTTCGATCCTTGCTTGCCGCCGCGAGATTATCGCGAGCGTAAGTTAGGCTATCCATCGCTGCCTGCAGCGATACGCTGTTCATGCTTCGGTCTCCCGCTGCGTGACCTCGACGCTTATCTTCCCCGGCTTCACAATAAATGCCGGGGCGATCATCGCCCAGAGATCAGGCCGCTCCCTTGCGAGCCACTTGCAGCCCGATGGATCAGCTTCGGTGATGATCTTGATCGGCCAGAACTCCTGACCGATGCTAGTCTTGACGCCATCCCACTTCGTCACGTCGAGCTTCCGATAAATCGGCTGCGTGAGCGTGACTTTGTAGTGATCCAGTTTGTGAGTTAGCGACCCTTCTGATTTGACTTCGAGGGCTTGGGTCAGCTGCTCCTCTATCTGGTGACGGGCCTTGATAGCTTCCGCCTCGCGGCGTTTGGCTTCTAACCACCCTCCGCATAGGGCTTCGACGTTACTGTTGATGTGCATCTCGCACCTCCTTCTCTTTCTCAACACGGTGAGCTATTGCAAAAAAATGAAACATTTGCAATAAGAAAATTGCAATCTATCCCCAGACAGCCACAAGAAAGGGCTTTCACCATGCTAACAATCGAGGAAATCGTTAATAAAATCAAAGACAAGCCGACAAGTGACATCGCCAGGGATACCGGTCTGTCCTACAACACTATCAAGAATCTGAAGTCCGGCCAGCGTGGTGCATATTCTGGCACCATCGACCGTCTATCGAAATATCTGCGTGGAGAGCCGCTGGACAACGAAAAGGCGATCTGAAGAAGGGGAATCACGTGGATATTCTTGCGAGCGTTAAACACTACACGGAACTCGGCTGGGCTTTGGTGACGATCCCAGCCGGTTCCAAGGCTCCTACGAATTATAACTGGCAACAGCCGGAACGGGCATTGCGTCAGCCCGACGATGCCGTGCGCTATTACAAGGCGAACCCTACGCACAATGTCGGCCTTCTTCATTCCGCTTCCGGCACCTGTGCCATCGACATCGACCATCTTGAGTGGAGCCGAGTTGCCTTCACTGCACTAGGTCTCGATCTAGATGCCATCCTTGCCAAAGCCCCGCGAATCGTAGGTCGCCCCGGTCGAGGCAAGGCTATTTTCCGCGCCCATCGCGATGATCTCAAGACGCATAAGATCGCGTGGCCGAACCCAGATGGCAAAGGCTCATCGGTGGTCTTCGAGTTTCGTGGCGGTCCAGTACAGGACGTTCTGCCGCCATCGCTTCATCCCGATACCATGCAATCCTACTACTGGGACGGCCCGTCCTACGTTGATCTGCCCATGCTGCCGGAGCCGTTGCAAATAATCTGGGACCAATGGGACCGGTTCCGGGGGCAATTCCTCGATGCTTGCCCGTGGAAACCCAAGCCCCAGCTCCAAGCCCCGCTGCGGAAACGTGTTCAATCCGAGGCCACCAGCGTCATCGATGCCTATAATGCCGCGCACTCGATGGCCCAGCTTTTGCCACAATACGGCTACCGGCAGACCGCCAAGGATCGGTTCCTGAGTCCGAATTCCAAATCAGGCATCGCTGGCGTGATCCTGTTCGAGGATGGCACGGCTTACAGCCACCACGGTTCCGATCCCTTCGATTCGGCCCATAGCTTCGATTGCTTCGATCTCTACACCCACTGCGAGCACGCCGGAAACGTGCGCGATGCGGTCAAGGCTGCGGCAGCATATCTGAACCTCAACACCGATCCGGCCTATTCCTATGGCCCCCAGGATGCCGAGCATATCGCCCACGGGGCAACTGTCGCGAATAACATCATCCCCAGCCGCCGCGTGGCCCCACCAGACAACCCGCTGGCCGCTATTCCCGAACATCTGCTCTCGATCCCCGGCATTCTACAGGATGTGGTGAACTATTACGAAACCACTGCCATCAAGACGCAACCGCAGTTCGCAGTCCAGACCGCCATCGCGCTCGGCTCTGTTGCAATGGGGCGGCGCTGGACTACTTCCCAACGCAACTTCACCAGCCTGTACCTCCTCAACATCGGTGAAACCGGCTGCGGCAAGGAACACGCGAAGACGGTGATCGAGGCCATGCTCGATGCGGCCAATCTTGGCAACCTGATCGGCCCGTCAGGCTATACCAGCGCCAGCGGTGTCTTCTCGGCGCTTCTGTCTCGGCCAACGCACGTTGCCGTGATCGATGAACTTGGCCGCGCATTGAAGTCTGCCGCCAATCGAAACATGCAACACAAGGCCGATTCCTTGACTGCGATTATGGAGGCATTCGGCCGGCAAGACGGCGCTCTGAGGCCGCAGGGTTACGCCACGCTGGGTCTGACCAAGGAACAGCAGGAATCCTTCGAGAAGGTCATTCGCCGCCCATCCCTGACGCTACTGGGCATGTCCACGCCATCCGAATTCTACGGGGCGATCTCCGGGGGCGATGTGGCTAGCGGTCTACTTAACCGCTTCCTGATCGTGAAGTCGGAGATCGGCGCACAGATGAGCCAGGAACGGCGCATGGTAGGAATCAGCGACCGCATCAAGGATTGGCTCCGTGAAGCAGCAACGGCCTATTCCAGTGAGGGGAACCTGTCAGGCACCGACAGCGCCGATCTGCCGCCGAATCCGGTGGTGGTGCAGTTCACCCGCGAAGCCCTAGACCTGTTACGGGATTACGAGGCCGAGCTGCTGGCCGCAATCAAGGCAGAGAACGAATCCGGCCTTGAGGCGATGCACAACCGCTCGCGCGAAATTGCAATGCGGATCAGCCTGATTGTCGCCCGATCTATGGGACAGACCGAAATCGGCCCGGACCCGATGCGCTGGGCTATCGACTATGTGCGGTTCTACTCTGGCCGCACGATAGACATGTTCAAGGAGAACATGGCCGAGAGCGACCACCAGGCAGCGGTGAAGGCGTGCTTTGCCAAAATCCAGAAGGCGGGTCTGAAGGGCGTCACCGAGGCAGAGCTGGAGAAGCGGGTGAGGAAGTTCGCCGCCTTGGAGCCGATCCGTCAGAAGGCAGTCATGGAGAAGCTGGCCTCGAACTACGGATGCGAGTGCCGTAACGTCAACGAAGGCAAGCGGGGCAGACCTCGCATGGCGTGGTTTGTTCCGGCTGCGTAACGATTGCGCCGGAGTATTGACCTAGCGTCAACTAACCAAGCCTTTACCCATAACATTACCCTACGTAACCTAGACCCGTTTAGAAGGCCGTAGAATGGCCTTCTAGGCTAAGGGCCATCTCTATGCCTGACACTTAGACTTTGCCGCTGGCGGTGCGCCTGGCTTGATCCTTGGCCGGTGCTAAGGGGCAATCAGGCCATCCTAATGCGGTAGACCTATTATCGGCAGCATTTAATCAACGCCGCTTGTCCCCGAATTGAAGTCGAAGAAACCCTAGCAAACACTAGTGTTCTTATAAAGAGAGAGTAATATTATCTATTATTATATATATGACTACACTCTCTCTCATAGGTCTATGGCACCCCTTCCTTGGGAGACCCCCTCCCAGACCCCCTGAAATCGTACCCATAAATGCCTTAATAGACCTTAGAACAGGCTAAATCATTGATAATAAAGGCTAATTTTGCCAAGAAATAAGGTTTTTGGCCTGAATTAAATATGGTTTTAATTCCAAAGGCCGATTTTTGCAGATTCCTGCAACATTCCGCTTGCAACAATCTGCAAGATGTATAGGATCAGCTGCATAGAGAGAGGCGCGGCAATCCCGCCAGCGCCCAAAGCCCCGGAGGGCCACATGCTTCTCGCTTCCGCTACTACCTACCGCATCCTCGCAGACCGCGCCGATGGCTCGGTTCTGGAATGCTTCACTTGGCGCAAGTCGCCCGAAGCTGGCATCGAACGCGCTAAGCGCGATGCCATCACATTCGGCCACGCCGATCTCACCAACTTCCGGGCCGAACAGGCCGCCTAACCAACAGAGGGGCTTCGGCCCCTCCCACCCATCCCCAAGGAGGAACCCCCAATGACCACCCAACTTAATGACCCCGCCTACCGCACCCACCCCATTACATTCCACGCCAAGAATGGCAAGAATAGCTGGGCAGATGGAATCGCCCAATGCCTTATCGCCTCGCGCATCGAGGGCCATCCCCTCTCGCCCTACGGAAAGCTCCTCAACGAGGTTTGTTTTGAGCGCATCCGCCGCGTCGATAAATGGTCGTGAGGGGGAACATCCAATGACCACAACCTTCCAGATCGGCCAGACCTACACCGCACGCTCCGCTTGCGACCACGAGTGCATCTTTGCTTGGACCGTCATCGCCCGCACGCCTAAGCAGATCACCCTCGAAGACAAGCACGGGCGCGTCTCCAAGCGCGGCATTTGCACCTACGATGGCGTAGAGGTCTGCTCACCGGATGGCCGCTATTCCATGTCTCCCTCGATCTACGCTAACCGCCCAGCCTAAAGGAGCAATCCAATGACCGACACAGAATTCATCCGCCTCGTAGCAACGGCTATCGAGACCGCCATTAGCCCCCACGCAGCAGCTCTTGGAGTCTATGCGCTCTGCCGCACTAAGGCTACCGCCGAGGGAATGAAGCCCGACATCGAGTGCGCCATCAGCGCCCCAGGCGAAGACCGGCACCATGACCAGATCAATTGCTGGTCCGTCTGCTTCGAGGCTGGCCCATATGACTGGGCCGTCGATGCCAGCCTTAACGCTTTATCAGGGAAGGTTGTGGCAGAACCCTACTACGGATTCGATCTTTCCTTCTACGAGGTGCGCTCATGATCCGCGATATAGCCTTTCTAGCCTTGCAGCTTGTCAAGGTCGCATTGCTTCTGGCCGCGGTCTACGGCCTCACATATGCCTTCTTGCTCGTGACGCCATGATGTGTTAGCCTTCTCGCGTGGTTCTCCCGTTTTCCTCCCTGCCACGCAACTTAAGCCCTGCCCTTGTGGCGGGGCTTTTTTGTTGTTATTTGTGCAAATGTTGCAATTTTCCGCAACTAAAAAACTGACCAGATGGTAAAAAATGTCTGCGAGCAAGAAAGATAAATCCAATAATCTTCAGATTGTATATCGCCCCATCGAATCCTTGATCCCATACGCCCGCAATAGCCGAACTCACTCCGACGCCCAGGTGGCGCAGATCGCAGCATCTATCAAGGAATTCGGCTGGACCAATCCCGTCCTGATCGACGCCGAGGGAGGCATCATAGCGGGCCACGGGCGCGTCATGGCTGGCCGCAAGCTCGGCATCAAGGAAGCCCCGTGCATCGTTCTTGACAACCTCACAGAGGCACAGCGCCGCGCCTATGTTATCGCTGACAACAAGCTGGCGCTAAATGCCGGATGGGATATAGAGCTGCTCAAGGTGGAACTTGGCGATCTCCAAGCGCTCGACTTTGACCTGAGCCTCACCGGATTTGATGCAAGCGAACTTGGCAACCTGTTGGCCGAGAAAATAGAAGGACTCACCGATGAAGACGCAGTGCCGGAAACGCCTGCCCGCGCTGTCACAGTGCTGGGTGACGTGTGGGTGCTCGGCAAGCATCGGCTGATGTGTGGTGACAGCACGTCGGTGGACGCGGTGGACAAACTGATGGCGGGCTGCAAGGCCGACATGGTTTTCACGGACCCGCCCTATGGAGTCGAGTACCAGTCGAACATGCGCACAAAGTCCCAGAAGTTCGATGTGCTGGCAAACGACGACCAGTTCTTGGACATTACGCCGATTGTTGAAATGTTCTCCACGGGGTGGGTGTTTGTCTGGACGAGCTGGAAAGTCCAGACAAAGTGGATTGAGATGTTCAGCGGGTTCGGATACCCAACAAATATCGTTATTTGGCACAAGCCAGGTGGCGGCATTGGCGACCTGAAGCGCACCTTCAGTAGCGACTACGAGGTCGCCCTTGTGTGGCACCGTGGCGCTGAACTGTGTGGCAAGCGCATCGGTTCGGTGTGGACAATCAACAAAGACGGCGCGTCCACCTACGTTCACCCGACACAGAAGCCGGTCGCCCTGTCCGAGGAGGCGCTGGACAAAACCACCCGGCGCGGCGCGGTCGTGCTTGACCTGTTCGGCAGCAGCGGCAGCACGCTGATCGGCTGCGAAAAGACCAATCGCCAAGCCCGCCTGATGGAACTGGACCCCAAGTATTGCGACGTGATCGTCAAACGCTGGCAGGACTTCACCGGCCAGAAAGCCACGCTGGAATCAAACGGCCAGACATTTGAGGACGTTGCCACCTCACGCTACGACTGGGAGAAGGACGCATCCGGATCTTACACCGATGCAATTGCAGCCAAGCGTGCGGAACTTGAAGCATCCAGATGACCGACGAACCAGCTCCTATCAAAAACAAAGTAGGTCGCCCCCAGATAGGCCGCAGCGAAGAAATCGCCAAGGCAGTGCAACTTCATACGCTCGTCGGCACGCCGCAGCCTACGCTTGCCAAGGTTCTCGGTATGTCAACCGAGACATTGACTAAATACTATCGAGATGAACTTGATACCGCCAAGGCCCAGGCTAACGCATCCATTGCCGGTCGGCTTTACAAGAAAGCAATGGACGGCGACACAACCGCAATGATCTTCTGGCTCAAGACGCAAGCCCGCTGGCGTGAGACAATCGACATCTCCAACGAAGATGGATCGCTCCAGCAAGCCCCGATTCAGCAAGCAGTCCTTATAGCATTGAACAAGATTCAAGATGCTGAAGGCGAATGATTATGCGCTTCTGGCGGCGCGGTTGCACAACTTTACCCGCTACATGTTCCGCTCGAAGCGCAACATCGACATGCTCGACAACTGGCACCAAGCCCGTATCTGCAAAGCCTTGGAGCGCGTCTATACGGGCCGCACCAATCGCCTGATCATCAATGTGCCACCTCGATCCGGCAAGACCGAGATCGCCGTTAAGGCATTTATTGCATGGTCTATGGGGCTAGCTCCAGATTCCGAATTCATCCATGCCAGCTATTCCAAACGATTAGCCACATCCAACGCATATGACATCCGCGCCATGATGCAGCACGAGGCTTATCGCCTCGTCTTTCCGTGGCTCAAGCTCCAGGAAGACAGCAAGGCAAAGGATGAGTTCCGCACCACCGCTGGAGGCATCGTCTATGCTACCGGCGCGGAAGGTACGATCACCGGCTATGGTGCTTCCAAGATGAGACCGACATTCGGTGGTGCCATCATCATCGATGACCCGCACAAGGCTGGCGAAGCCACCTCGACCGTGATGCGCCAGTCAGTGATCGACTGGTATCAATCGACAATCCAATCCCGCCTCAACAAGCCAGACGGACCGATCATCATCATCATGCAGCGACTCCACGAGGAAGACCTATCCGGCTGGCTGATCAACGGTGGATCAGGAGAACCGTGGGAGCATCTCGTCATCCCAGCTCGTGACGAATCCGGCCAATCCTTCTGGCCCGAACAATTCCCGCCAGAGATGCTAGACCGCCTCGAACTCACCAGCCCATACGTTTTCGCCGGTCAATACATGCAACGCCCCGCCCCACTTGGTGGTGGCATTTTCAAGGATGAATGGTGGCGCTTCTTTGACGCCATGCCACCCATCAAGCATCGCGCGATCTATGCCGACACCGCGCAAAAGACAAAGGAGCAGAATGACTATTCGGTGTTCCAATGTTGGGGACTTACGCAAGACAATCAAATGGTTATGCTCGACATGGTGCGCGGCAAGTGGGAAGCCCCTGAACTGGAAACAATGGCTCGTGCCTTCTGGCAGAAGCATCATTCCCAGGCGTATCATGGGCCGCTCCGAGCCTTCAAGGTCGAGGACAAGGTAAGCGGCACCGGCCTGATCCAGAAGCTCAAGCGCGAGGGCATCCCGATTGTGCCGATCCAGCGCAACATCGACAAAGTATCCCGCGCCTTCGACGCCGCTCCATACATCCAATCCGGAAATGTCTACCTGATGCGCTCGACCCCTCATCTTGCAGATTTCCTCTCTGAGGCCGCCGTGTTCCCAAACGGAACCCACGATGATATGATAGACGCAACCATGAGTGCTATTTCCGATTTGACAGCGCCGCAGGCTACTCCTGCAATTCGCACCCTATGAGGTCAATAATGGGTTTTTTTGACATTTTTCGCCGCACCGAGCGCAAGGAAAGCCAAGCATCAAAACTGCTGGTCATGAATCCAGGTCAACCAGTTTGGTCGCCGCGCAATTACGAATCCTTCGCCCGCGAGGCATACGGCAAGAATGTCGTTGCTTATCAATCAATAAATCGAATTGCTGATGCTATTGCATCGGTCAAATTAGGCGTCTACCGCGGCGAACAGGAACTAACAGATCACCCGCTGCTCACGCTACTGCGCCGCCCGAACCCGATACAATCGTATGGCGATTACGTGCGTGCGAAAGTATCGTTCCTGATGATCGCTGGAAACGGCTACGAAGAGCGGTTCATGGTAGGCTCCGAGGTCAAGGAACTCTACCAGCTCCGGCCAGACCGCATGTCGATCTTGCCATCTTCTAATGGCGTTCCTGCGGCCTATATCTACAAGGTAGGCCAGAACACCACTCGATGGGACGTTGATCCTCGCACACTAACGAGCGATGTGCGGCATATCAAACTATTTAACCCGCTGAACGATTGGTATGGCATGTCACCCATCGAGGCAGGGGCATATGCGCTCGATCAGAACAACGAATCCATGTCGTGGATGCAATCGCTGCTCCAGAACTCTGCTCGACCATCCGGCGCTCTCACCGTCAAGGATGGCGGCACGCTTGCCGATGAGAACTTCAACAGGCTGAAAGCCCAGATCGAGGAGCAATATTCTGGCTCTGTAAATGCTGGCCGACCAATGCTCTTGGAAGGCGGTCTAGAGTGGCAGCAGATGGGTCTATCACCCACCGACATGGGTATCATCGAAGCCAAGTTCGCATCATCTCGTGACGTTGCCCTAGCCTTTGGCGTGCCACCACAGCTTCTCGGCATCCCCGGCGACAATACATATGCAAACTATGCCGAGGCGCGACTTGCCTTCTGGGAAGACACCGCGCTCCCGTTGCTCGATATGATCGTCCATGATTGGAACGCATGGCTCGGTTCACTCTATGGCGTCAGCATCAAGCCAGATATTGATTCAATCCCTGCCATTGCAGAAAAACGCCTATCAATGTGGCAAATGGCTGACGCCAGCAAAGACCTGACAATTAACGAGCGGCGTGCGATCAAGGGCTACGGGCCGGTCGAAGGTGGCGATGTACTGTTCGTTTCCAGTGCTGAAATGCCACTTGGAATGGCCGGTGAGCCAATGCCAGACATGACTATCGATGAAATGAAAACCATAGCCTATGGCACCGGCAATGGCTCGACGCCTAGTCGATAACAATCCGCGCCGCGAACATCGCCGCCAAGTTGCCTTGCTGGATCGCCTGACGGTTCAGTTCCGCGTCCGCCTACAACGCGAGATCGCAGCCGCGATGAAAGATATGGTCGAGCATTGGTTGCAGACTAATCAGGTAACCTTGCCGCGGGGCTTCTATGACCGCATCGAGGCAACTTATCGCCAGATGGCTCTGGCATCGATCACACAATTCGGCCTTCGCATTCTAGACCAAGGCAAGGCACATGGATTGCCGCTAGAGACGAAGGAGAGCTTCGCGCAGATCATGACGCGGCTGGCATTGCGCTACGTTCAGCAGGAGATGATCCGCCGCCGCATCACCGAGGTTACAGAAACCACTCGCCGCCAGATCGTTAATGCCGTGGATCGAGGATATAGCGAGGGACTAGGCCAGCGTGCAATTGCCGATGCGATTCTCGATCTGGTGCCTTCCCTGTCATCGACCCGCGCCAACGTGATCGCCCGCACCGAGACGCACGGGGCAGCGAATTATGGTTCACAGGAAGCTGCAAAGCAGACTGGTCTGCCAATGCAGAAAGAATGGCTTGCGGCACAAGACGAGCGCACCCGCGAAACTCACCGGGAAGCAAACGGACAGATCGTCGGCATGGATGATACCTTTCGCGTTGGCGATTCAGATTTGCAATTTCCTGGCGATCCTTCCGGCTCTGCTCAAGAGGTCATCAATTGCAGATGCACCCTCGCTTATGTCATTGATGACGAAGCCCTTGAGGCCATGTTGTGAAATCAACCAACGGGTGATATATTAAAACAATGCCTAGTCCTGGCCCGACCGAAGACGAAGACGAGTTCATTTCCCGTTGCATGAGCGACGAGGAGGCAATGGCTGATTTTCCTGACGAGGATCAGCGTTATGCTGTTTGCATTTCCAAGTGGGAAGGCAAGGCAGATGGCTTTGCACCGACCGAGGCAATGGCTCGTGAGGCCGAGCGAGGCCTTGCATGGCGGGAAGAATTTGGCCGAGGCGGAACCGAGATCGGTGTCGCCCGCGCCCGTGACATCAAGAACCGCCGCAATCTTTCACTCGATACCGTCAAGCGCATGAAGTCTTACTTTGCCCGCCACGAGGTAGACAAGCAGGGTCAAGGATTCTCTCCCGGCGAGGAAGGATACCCGTCTGCTGGCCGCATAGCATGGGCCTTGTGGGGCGGCGATCCCGGCAAATCATGGGCAAACAATATTGTAGATCGCGAGGAAGGCGACAAATCCATGTCAGAATCTATCCAGCATAAATCAGTTGCTCTCACCCTCAAGCGCGAACCGGATCAGGATGGCGTCTTCGAGGGCTACGCATCGGTCTTCGGAATTGTCGATCAGGGCATGGATGTTGTAGAGCGCGGTGCGTTCCGCAAATCACTAGGCTCTCGCAAGGTCAAGATGCTGTGGCAGCATGATATGTCACAACCCATTGGTGTCTGGGACGATATTTATGAGGATGAACGTGGTCTTTTCGTTCGTGGCCGTCTGCTCAAGGAAGTTGAGAAAGGCCGTGAGGCAATGGCTCTGCTTCGTGCCGGTGCAATTGACTCCATGTCCATTGGTTATCGCACCATCGAATCCATGCCGGAAGGCGATGGTCGCGTCCGCAAGCTCACCGAGGTCGATCTATTCGAGATCAGCCTTGTCACCTTCCCGATGCTCCCAGATGCAAAGGTGACGAACGTCAAGTCGATCACGACTGAAAGAGATTTCGAGAAGTTCCTGCGCGAAGCCGGATATTCTCGCAAAGAAGCCGTAGCAATCACGCTCCACGGCTTCAAGGCCATACTGAAGCAGCGAGACGCTGGAGAGGATACGGCAGCAACCGAGGGGCTAGATACCCTCACGGCAAAACTGACAAAACTCAAAGGTGTATTCAATGTCTGAAGAAATCAAGAAGGCAATCGGCGCTGTTGATGCGCTCCATGCCGGATTCGAAGAGTTCAAGAAGGCCAACGACGAGCGTCTTGCCCAGATCGAGAAGAAGGGCAGCGCAGATGTCGTGACCGAGGCGAAACTCCAGAAGATCGAGGCCGACCTCGAAAAGGCTCAGAAGATCGCTGACGAAGCCGTTCTTGCGGCCAAGCGTCAGTCGCGTGTTGTGACCGACGAGCGTGGCAATGCCGTCGATCTCGACAAGAAGGCCCAGGAATGGGCTTCGATGAATGCTCGCCGTCGTGGCGCTGTCATCGGTTCCTTCGGCGCTGCCGACATGGACGGCTACAAGGCCGCGTTTGACACCTTCCTCCGCAAGGGCGAAGAAGTCATGGGACCGGACGAGCGCAAGGCTCTCTCGGTTGGCACCGATCCCGATGGTGGCTATGTGGTCAATCCTGACCTCTCTGGCCGCATCGTCATGAAGGTGTTTGAGTCATCCCCGATGCGTGCTTACGCTTCGGTTCAGGTGATCTCGTCTGACGCTCTCGAAGGTCTGTTTGATCTGAACGAGGCTTCTTCTGGCTGGGTTGGTGAGACGGATTCCCGTGCGGAAACCAACACGCCGCAGCTCGGCAAGTGGCGCATTCCGGTGCATGAGGTCTATGCAAAGCCGAAGGCTACGCAGAAGCTCCTCGATGACGCCTCGATCAACATGGAAGCATGGCTTGCTTCCAAGGTTGCCGAGAAGTTCGCCCGTGACGAAGCCAATGCTTTCGTTACCGGCAATGGTGTAAACAAGCCGCGCGGCTTCCTGACCTATGCGTCAGGCACCACGCTGCCAGGCACCATCGAGCGTTTCGACACGGGCGTTAACGGTGCATTTGCTGCCGCTCCCAATGGTGGAGACGTTCTGATCAATGCGCTCTACGGTCTGAAGCAGCAGTATCGTGCCAATGCGACTTGGTTCATGAACCGCGCCACGCTGAAGCTGACGCGCAAGCTCAAGGACTCGGATGGCGCTTATCTCTGGTCTCCAGGCATCGCAGCTGGTCAGCCAGCCTCGCTGCTCGGCTATCCAGTTGCTTCTTTCGAGGATATGCCCGATCCGGCTACGGATTCGCTCTCCATCGCCGTTGGCGATATGCGCGAAGCCTATCAGATCGTGGATCGCCTCGGAATTCGTACGCTGCGTGATCCCTACTCTGCCAAGCCTTACGTGGAATTCTACACCACGAAGCGTGTCGGCGGTGATGTTGTGAACTTCGAGGCCATCAAGCTGATCGAGTTCACGGCCTAACAATAATGGGGCGGCAATAACGCCGCCCCATCACTTGCGCTGAGAGGAGTTCCTAGAATGCGCGATATGATTTCCAATAAGCAGGTTGTCCTGCTTGGTACTGTGACGCTTTCCGGCACCACGCCGGGGGCCACTTCTTGGGTTGACACCCGTGGCTTTGATGCCGTTACGCTGATCCTTGCCACCGACACGGTAACGGATGCTGGTGCTGCCGCTGGCTTCACCTTCACGGCGCAGCACGCCGACGACACCGCCGCCGCTTCGGCTGCGGCTATCGTGGCTGCTGATTCGGTCGATGGCACGATTGCTCTGTCTGTCACGGTGGACACCGATGACAACAAGCTGATCGGCGGCATCGGCTACAAGGGCAGCAAGCGTTACGTTCGTATGAACGGCGTTGGCACCACTGCTACCGACGCAACCGTCAAGGTCTATGCGATTCTCAACAAGCCGCATCGCGCCAAGACTACGCTTGTCGGCAGCAACGTCGCTGCTACGTAACAGGATAGGGGCGGGCTTCTGTCCGCCCCAATTATCCAGGAGATAAAAATGAAAGCACTTCTGACGAGAGATTTTTCAATCGCTCCGGAAGGTCACACTGTTTTTCATTTCAAGATGGGCGATCAGGTTACTGGCAAAACTGCTGAAATTGCACTTGCCAATAACGCAGCAATCGAAATCTCTGATATTGCACCACTTGAAAAAAAAGTCCAAATAGCGGTTGAATCCAAATCAAGGCGCTCAAAATCAAGCGAAAATTCAACGAAGGATAAGATCTGATGGCCGTCACCATTTCTCTTTACAATCATACAGCAAAACTATTCGCAGAAGGCTCAAATGCTCATGGCGATACTTATAAGGTGAAGCTGTATTCTAGCGCAACATTTGATGCAACGAACACAACTCTTGCCGGTATCACTGGAACGGAAGCATCAACCGGAACTGGTTATACTGCTGGAGGCCAAGCATTAGCAAACGTTGCTGTTACAACTGTGACAACTAATGATGCAAAATTCGACGCAGATGATTTGACTTGGACAGCATCAGGCGGTTCGATTACGGCATCTTATGCTGTAATTTATAATGATACAGATGCAAATGATCCACCAATTGCATTTATTAATTTTGATGGATCTCAATCTGCCGGAGACGGAACAGATTTCAAGATCATCTGGAATGCAAATGGTATTTTCTCTTTCACTGTAGCATAAATTCGGTGAATCATGCCTGACGTTTTCAATCGTGCAAAAATGACAACTGCTACGGCAGGAACAGGCACAATTACGCTTGGTTCTGCCGTTTCTGGTTATCAAACTTTTGATAGTGCAGGAGTAACAAACGGAACAGTTGTTCATTACACGATTGAAAATGGAACTGCATGGGAAATCGGAACCGGAACATATACATCTTCCGGCACAACACTTTCCAGAACACTTGTTCAAAGTTCAACTGGATCATTGCTTAATCTTTCCGGTTCTTCCGAAGTATTTATAACTGCACCGGCAAGTGCAATTGCAAATCTTGATGCTGTAAATGCATCGACAGCAAGGACAAATCTTGGACTTGTTATCGGTACAAACGTCCAAGCATATGACGCAGAACTTGCAGCGATTGCGAGTCTAACATCCGCAGCCGACCGCTTGCCATATTTTACAGGTTCTGGAACTGCAGCTCTTGCTACATTCACTGCTGCTGGTCGTACTCTTGTTGCCGATGCCGATGCTGCTGCACAGAGGACTACACTCGAACTTGTCGGACAGCAGACTATCTGGGTTCCTGCTGTTGCAATGTATCCGAGAACAACAAATGGCCCACAGGGTGGTACAGTAGAAACTAGTACTAACAAAGTCATGCTTAAAACATTCGACTTTGATACGACAACTCAGGAGTTTGCTCAGTTTGCTATTCAAATGCCGAAGAGTTGGGATGAAGGGACAC